TTTCGGGCGGCCCCATCGCAAAGACGAAGGCCGCGCGTCTTGCGACTTCGCGGCCTTCCATTTGTTGCATCTTTCAGCTTGTTAGCGTCCAGAGCGCATTTCCCAGTGATGTAGCGCTCGAATGCTAAAGCCATTGATCAGCGTCTGACTGCGGAGCAACCCTGATGGCGGCCTAAGGCGTCACGCACGTCCAATCGGCACTGGAATCACAAAACGACTCCGGGGAGGAGCAAAGATGAAATACCGATTGGCCTTGGACCTCGGCTCGACCTCGCTCGGCTGGGCCATGGTGCTGCTCAACAGCAAGGCAGAGCCTTGCGCCGTCATCCGGGCCGGCGTGCGCATCTTCCCGGACGGCCGCAACCCAAAAGACGGCACCTCGCTAGCCGTCACGAGACGCAACGCCCGTGCGATGCGACGCCGCCGCGACCGGTTGCTTAAGCGAAAGGCGCGCATGCAGCGGCTACTGATCGAGTTCGGCTTCTTCCCTGCTGACGAAGCGGCTCGCAAGGCGCTGGAGACGCTCAACCCCTATGAGCTGCGCGCCCGGGGTCTGGACGCAGCACTGACGCCCGCGGAGTTCGCCCGCACCCTCTTCCACATCAACCAGCGGCGCGGCTTCAAGAGCAACCGCCGCACCGACAAGAAGGACAACGACAGCGGCGCGCTTAAGGCGGCCATTGGCAGCCTGCGCGCGCAGCTGGATCTCGCAGGCGCTGGCGGCAGGGCGCGCACGGTGGGCGAGCTGCTGTGGCGACGCATGAACGACCCCGACGTGCGCACCGTCCGTGCCCGCTATCGCGAGCAGCGCGTCACCAAGGAGGACGGCAAGACCCGCGTCGACAAGAGCTACGACCTGTACGTGGACCGCGCGATGGTCGAGGCCGAGTTCGACGCGCTGTGGGCCAAGCAAGCCGAACTCAATCCTGTCCAGTTCAGCGTAGCCGCCCGCGCCGCGCTGAAGGACTGCCTGCTGCATCAGCGCAAGCTGCGCCCCGTCCGCCCTGGCCGCTGCACGCTGGAGCCCGACGAGCCGCGCGCGCCCCTGGCCCTGCCCAGCCAGCAGCGTTTTCGCATCTTGCAGGAGGTCAACCACCTGCGCCTGCTGGGCGGCCGGCTGCTGGAGGAGACGCTGAGCGTGGCGCAGCGTGACAAGCTGGTGGCGGCGCTGGAAGAAGGCAGCAAGTCCTTCAAGACAGCCATCCCCAAGCTGCTGGGCCTGCCGGGCACGGTGCAGTTCAACCTGGCCGACGCCAAGCGCACCGAGCTGAAGGGCAATGCCACCAGCATGCTGCTGTGCAAGAAGGACTTCTTCGGCCCGGCCTGGCATGGCTTCAGCGAGGCGCAGCAGGACGAGATCGTCATGCGCATCCAGGAGGAGGAAAGCGAAGCGCGGCTGGTGGACTGGCTGGTCAACTCCACGGGCGTGGACGAGGCCCATGCACTAAAGATCGCCAATGCCGCGCTGCCAGAAGGTTATGGCTCGCTGAGCGCCAAGGCGCTGGCTAAGATCCTGCCGGCCATGCGCGCCGAGGTCGTCACCTACGACAAGGCCGTGGTTGCCGCCGGCTACGACCATCACAGCCGCATCAGCCATGCGGCCTCGACCGGGGAGATCCTGCCCGAGCTGCCCTACTACGGCGAACACTTGCAGCGGCATGTCGGCTTCGGCACCGGCGAGTTGAAGGACACGCCTGAGAAGTGCTTTGGCCGCATTGCCAACCCGACAGTACACATCGGCCTGAATCAGGTGCGCGTGGTCGTCAATGCGCTGATCAAGCGCTACGGCCATCCCACCGAGGTGATCGTGGAGGTGGCGCGCGACCTCAAGCAGAGCCAGGACCAGCGCCGCGAAACCCAGGAGCAGCAGGCGAAGAACCAGAGGCGCAATGAGCGGCTGCGCAAGGACGCGGCAGCGATCCTGGGCATGGCCGAGGAGCGCGTGCGGCAGGCCGACATCCAGAAACTGATTCTCTGGGAGGAGTTGAGCTTCGACATCGCCGACCGGCGCTGCCCCTACAGCGGCGTTCAGTTGAGCGCAGCCATGGTGCTGAGCGAACAGCTGGAGATCGAGCACATCCTGCCCTTCTCGATGACGCTGGACGACAGCCTCAACAACAAAACGGTGGCACTGCGCCTGGTCAACCGCCTCAAGGGCAACCGCACGCCCTGGGATGCGCGCGAGGCCTTCGCCGGACAGGGCTGGGACTACGACGGCATCCTGGCGCGCGCTGAGCGCATGCCGCGTGCCAAGCGCCAACGCTTCGCGCCGGACGGCTACGAGAAGTGGCTGAAGGAGGACAAGGACTTCCTGGCCCGCGCGTTGAATGACACACGCCACCTGAGCCGCGTGGCGCGCGAGTACCTGAGCCTGGTATGCCCGGCCGGCACGCGCGTGATCCCGGGGCAGATGACAGCGATGCTGCGTGCCAAGTTCGGCCTCAACGACATCCTCGGGCTGAACGGCGAGAAGAACCGCGATGACCACCGGCACCACGCGGTGGACGCCTGCGTCGTGGCCGTGACCGACCAGGGGCTGCTGCAGCGTTTTGCCCAGGCCAGCGCCGATGCGCGTGGCAAGGGTCTGGATCGGCTGGTCGAGACCATGCCTGACCCATGGCCCACCTATCGCGAGCATGTCCGACGCGCGGTGAGTGCGATCTGGGTCAGCCACAAGCCGGACCATGGCTTCGAAGGCGCGATGCACGAGGACACAACCTACCGCCCACCGCATCTCGACTCCAAGAACATGTGGCGCACGCGCGGCATCGGCGGCGGCAAGCCCAATGAGAAGGAAGCCGCCTCCAAAGCCATGGTCGGCTTCACCGGGCCGGAGCATCTACAGCGCCACCACCGCGATGAGGCCGGTCAGCAGTTGCCTTACAAGGGCTATGTGGCCAGCCCCAAGTTCTGCATGGACATCGTATGCAACGACAAGGGCCGCTGGGAGAGCGAGGTGGTGTCGACCTTCGAGGTCTACCGCCTGGTCAGCGAACTGGGAAGGGATTCAGCCCTGGCGCGCATCCAGTCCAAGAGCCACAGCATCTCCGGCAAACCCTTAGTAATGCGTCTCCAAGGAGGTGACATGGTCCGCCTCGAAGATGACGACGGTCGACCCGCAGTGTTGCGTGTCGTCAAGTTGAAAGCCAACGGCCAGGTCTTCTTCGCGCCGCACAACGCGGCCAATGCGGATGCGCGCGATGCAGACAAGCAGGACGCTTTCGCCTACTTGTCCAAGTACGCAGGGTCACTACAAAAAGCCCGTGGCCGCCGCGTAGCGATCTCACCAAGCGGGGACCTGCACGACCCTGGCTTCAAGGAGTAGCCCAAATGATCGGCCGCATCGTCGAAGTGGCCGATGACCGGCGGCACCTGTTCATGAATCGCGGCTTCATGGTGGTCAAGGACACGGAGTCGCACAAGGAACTGGGCCAGGTGCCGCTGGACGACATCGCGGCCGTGATCGGCAATGCCCAGGGCCTGAGCTACACCAACAACCTACTGGTGGCTCTGGCAGAGCGCGGTGCCCCGTTCGTGCTGTGTGCGGCCAACCACAACGCGGTCGGCATGTTGTGGCCCATCGAAGGCAACTTCGAGCAGTCCAAGCGCATCGAGGCACAAATCGCCGCCAGCCTGCCCACGCACAAGCGCCTGTGGGCTGCAGTCGTGCGTTCCAAGCTGGAGCAGCAGGCCGCCGCGCTCGAGGCGGCAGGCTCACCCACGGCGCCGCTAACCGCCCTGGCGACTAAGGTGCGCAGCGGCGACCCTGACAACTTAGAAGCTCAGGGCGCGCGGCGCTACTGGGGCCTGCTGTTCGGCGATGCCTTCCGGCGCGACCAGCAGGGCGGCGGTCTCAACGGCTTGCTGAACTACGGCTACACAGTCATGCGCGCCACGATGGCCCGCGCCATCATCGCAGCTGGCCTGCATCCCGGCATCGGCCTTCATCACAGCCACGACAACAACGCGATGCGTTTGGTTGACGACCTGATGGAGCCCTTCCGCCCCATCATCGACCTCAAGGTCTGGCAGCTGCGCCGAAATGGCGAGGAGATGGTCACACCCGAGTCCAAACGCGCATTGGTTCGCACGCTTTACGACGACATGCAAACCGCCGCAGGTGCAACGCCGGTCATGGTCTGCACGCAGCGGCTGGCCGTCTCATTGGCGCAGGTGTATCTCGGCGAGCGCGACAAGCTGGACTTGCCACTGCCCGGCCTGCCGCTGTCGCTGGCGTCTGCGCTGCAGGACGAAGAATGAGGGGCGCCCAGTGCTCACGGGATACCGGCTGATGTGGATGGTGGTGATGTTCGACCTGCCGGTGGTCGAGAAGGCCGAGCGCCGCGCCGCCACCGAGTTCCGAAATGCCCTGCTGGACATGGGCTTCGAGATGAGCCAGTTCAGCGTCTACATGCGCTTCTTGTGATGTTCCACCTGCTCTGGGGTGAAACCGGGAACGGGCGGGAAGAACTGGGAAGGGGCGGGAAGGCTTTGCGGCACAACGACTTAGCCATGTTTGAGGGGGTCGGGGTAGCAACACTTCGGGCGGCGCATGGTTTGAGGTGTGGGTGGCGGGCGCGGAGAGCAGGCCCGGCCGCCGAAGAATAGCGCCCAAGCCCGTTCGCACCTGGGACAAACCGCCCTTGAGAGGGGTTTGGGGACCGGCCGCCGAACTGTGGCGAAGTGTTGCGGGAAGCGTTGCGAGCCTGGCCAACCCCTCTCTATAGAAGGGCCTGGACCGTCCGAAAGCCCGAAGTGTGACGCGGCGCAACGCTTACGACCGCCGAAACCGGCCCGCCAGATCGGCCCAGGCGGCGCTTTCCGAGAGGCGGCAAGGCCCTGGCCTCACCGCCCCGGCGGCGCGCTCCAGCGGCCTCAAAACAAGCCGACCGGTTCGGCCGCCACGTCCCACGACCAGATCACCAACTCGCGCCTGGGCGCCTGCTTGTCGCCGCCGCCGACCGTGTAGTTGATCTCCAGCGTCTCCATGTGGAAGCCGGCAAAGGCTCGCCGGATGTCCGGGTGGTCGTTGATGGACAGGATGGCCTTGCCCTTGAGCTTGCGCATGACCTGGGCCATCAGCTCGTACTGGTCGAAGGCGAACGGCACGCCGTAGCCGGCGGTCTCCCAGTAGGGCGGGTCCAGGTAGAAGAACGAGTGCGGCCGGTCGTAGCGCTCGATGCAGACCTTCCAGTCGAGGCGCTCGATGTAGGTGCTGGCCAGGCGCAGGTGCGCCGCACTGAGCTGCTCTTCGATGCGCAGCAGATTGACCGGTGGCGCGGTCGTCGCAGTGCCCCAGGTTTGGCCTTCAATCTTGCCGCCGAAGCAGTGGTGCTGCAGGTAGTAGAACCGCGCCGCGCGCTGTACGTCGGTCAGCGTCTCCGGCGGCGTGTCCTGCGTCCACTTGAACATCTCTCGGCTGCTCAGCGCCCACTTGAACTGGCGCATGAACTCTTCGGGGTGGGCCTTGACGACGCGGTACAGGTTGACCAGCTCGCCGTTCACGTCGTTGATCACCTCGACCTCGGCAGGCAGCCGCAGGAAGTAGATAGCCGCGCCGCCGGCAAACACCTCGACGTAGCACTTGTGCGGCGGGAAGCGAGGAATCAGCAGGTCTGCCAACCGGCGCTTGCCACCCATCCAGGGGATCAAAGGAGAAGTCATTGTTGATATCGCGAATAGACTCGCGCCCGCCTCCCGGGAGGTAGCAGGGCCTTGGTCTGATCGCAGCTCACTCTGCGTGAAGGCGGCCAGGTCGGGTGTTGACGCACTTGACCTGGTCGCCCTGTTTTTTTACGCCCGCCAGACCTTCAAGGCGGCGGCCGCAGCGGCCCGACGTTCGGCCAACTTCAGCAACGCCGGGCCATTGACGATTCGAGTGATTGCCTCGTCGTCGCCGGCATCTGCAAGGGCCGAGCATTCACGCGCGTCCCAGAACGCGAACGCGATACGGGCGGCGGGAATCGGATCACGCGCCCACTCGGGATGGCCCACCAAATCAAGACCAACGAGCGCGCCGATCTCGGCATAGTTCGCGCGACCGGTCAACTGCTTGTAGCCGCTGCCGCGATAGCGCCAACCGTCACCTGATGACTCAGGCCCGTTGCCCAGCCGGCCGCCGTAGACCCTGTCAGCGATGGCGGCCTGTCCGCGCCGGATCAGCGCCTGCGCATCGTCGACGCCGCGCACCGCGCTGAAGATGGCGTCCAGGCGCACGGGGTCGCGCCAGGCCATGTTCTCGACCAAGGCTGTCAGGCCATCGGTCTCGACAAGCACCTGACCCATGAAGTGCGCAAGCCGACGCGGCGTGTTGACGCTGCTGTTGACGCGCGCCGCTTCCAGCGCTGCCGCGTGCAGCTGCGGCTGAGAACAGCGCGGTGCAAAGCGCTTGATGGTGTCCGCCGTGATCATCTCCACCGCTCCTCATAGAACCGCTCTGACGTGCTGACGATTTCTTTCGAGTCAGCGCCATTCACACCGAGGAACTCGCGCTGCGGCATCGTCACCTTGGCGCGAAGCAAGTACTGCACAACGCCGTTCTGGTCGACCAGCATGAACTGCCCCTTGATGCTCTGCGTCACCTTCAGCCCTTCGAAGTTGCGCGGGCTGCCGGCCCTGCGTGCTTCAGGCGTGACCGGGATTGAAAGGAACGGGCCCGCCTTCGCGCGAATGACGCCGCCGAAGTTGTGCATGGCCGCGTAAGCCACGTTCGTGCCCCAAGAGACGCCCGTCTCGGTGGCCTCGTAGGTGATCGAGTTGCGCAGCCTGCGCGACAAGCTCAGCGTTTGGCCGCCCTCGTCCAATGCCCGCCGGCTCTTCTGCCAGGGCTTGCCATCAGGAGAGACCTGCATTCGAAAGCGCATCTGCGTCGACGACTTGCCGATGCGACCGATGCGCTCCCACAGCGGCCGCATCCGGCCACCCAGCGGCAGGCCCAGGCGCACGCGCTCGATGGCAGCACGCAGCGCCCGGTCCTCGACCTTCACCTGGATATCACTTGCCATCGCGGAAGGCCCTTTCCTTCTCGGCCAGCAGCTCGCGCTGCAGATCGGCGCGGCTTGCGCCGGGTGTGTAGTCCCAGCCGAACCCGACGCCCTTCGGCACCTGGCTCACTTCGCCGGTGCGCGGGTTCGTGTACTCACGCATCACCACAGGCGGTGCCTTGTCCGGCTCGGCCTTGCCCATCGCCACCGCCTGCTCGCGGCTCAGCTGGATCAACCCGCAGCGGCAGCCCCAGTCGTTCGGCGGCGTGTGCGTCTGCAGCCACGGGTCATCAACGCTCAACACCAGCCCATCCCAGGCCGCGTGCTCGGGCCGCGTGTTCGCGTCGCCGACAGCGTCGTACATCACGAAGGGCGCATCGTCCTTGGTCTGCTGAATCTGCGCCCAGTCGCCAGCGGCATAACTGGTTCTGATGTTGGTTTCAAAGATGGTTTGCAGCCGGCGCGGCGAGCCCAACTGCACCAGCTTCGTCTCGCCAGTCAGCGGGTCTTGCAACTCGGCCTTGCCCCACCAGCCGGCCTCTATCAAGCGCGGCTGCAGCTCCTTCTTGAACTGCTCCAACGTCTGGCCTTGCGCGATGGCCTTGTCGACCGCCATGCGCACGTCACGCAGCATGTCGACGTTGGCCATCTTGGCGACGGTGAACGCCTGGTCATGCTCTGCGCGCCATACGTCTTGCCAGGCAAAGCTCGTGGCGTAGCCCTTCCCTCGGAAGAACTCCAGCGCCTTGCGAGGCTCAAGGTCGAAGCGCAGTTCCGTCGTCATCGTTGCTGCCTCGGATAGCAGGTCTGCGCAGCTGCACCGACCTCGGCAATAAGCTGCGCAGCGACACCAGGCCAGTCCAGGTTCGTCAGTCGGTAGCGGTCTTCGAAGTGGTCGAACACCACGACGGCGCCAAGCTCATCGCGCAGGCGGCGCAGGTCGCGTTTGAATGTCGCTGGCGAGCTGCCATGCACGCCGCCCTTCGGAATGCCGCCGCCGCGCAGCCTGCTCTCAAGCGAGAGCAAGCGACGAGCTTCGGCAGACAGAAGCGCGGCCATCTTTAGCCCGCCGCGTGCTGCATCTCGCGCAGCGCGTACCCCATCAGCGGCCACAGCTCGCGCTTGGCGTTGTCGATGGCCACGCTCTCCCCGATCTCGGCGTCATCGTTCGCCGACGAGACAGAGGCGGACGGTCGACCGGTCACGGCGAAGCCGCTCTTGGTGGTGATCACCGCCCAGCGCAGCACCTGGCCGGACTTCGAGACGTGCTTGGCGATTTCGACATCGACGATGTTCGCCTCCAGGTCTTCCTTGCTGACTCGGGGCGCCGTCAGCCCCTTGCGCTGGACCGCTTCTTCAACTTGTGCGTCGTTCAACTTCAACTCCTCGTGATCAGCTGCTTCAACTTGCCGAGCAGCCCAGGCTTCTTCGGCGCGAGCCCGCGCCCAATCACATGCCCCGCGAACGTGGCGCGCGCGATGGTCTCGACGGTGGCCGGGGCGGGCTTGTCATCGAGCAGCCGCGCCATCCCCTCGCGGAAGGCCACCAGGTCGCCGCTCTCTTCCAGCAGCGCCGTCAACCGCTCAACCGGCTGTGCCATGACCTGCCGCCACTGGCCGGCCAGCTCCTCGGCGCCTGCCGTGATGGCCTCTTGCCGCACCTTGTTGAAGGCCCGCTGCGATCTGGCCGCACCGAGTGGTACGCCCTCGGCGAACTCGGCCTCGGCGTCATCGACATCGCCACCAGGTGGGAAGCCGCCACCGAACATCGGTGGCATCGGCGCGGGCGCCTTCTTCGTCCAGCCCTCGCCATAGGTCTTCTGGATGTACTGCTCGCTCGGTTCCCAGCCCATCGACACCAGCTTGCTATCGCGGTCGGCCAGCTTGGCGGTGTCCTCGGGCTCATCGAACACCCGGCGCACCTTCGGCGGCTTGGCGCCGGGCACGTTGAACTCGGTGATCCAACGAACCACCGAGCATTCCAGCGTCTCGCTCAGCTCGTCGGCGTCGTCGCGGGCCACCTCCTCGCGCACGCCGTCCTGCACCTGAGCCTGGCCGCTGCCCATGCCGGCGGCCGACGCAGTCGTGCTCATCGTCTCGCCCAGCACGGCCTTGCTGATCAGCTCGTCCATGTAGCGCACGAGCTTTTCGTAGGTGTCGACGCTGCCCGAGCGCGATGCCTCCAGCAGCTCGATGGCCATACCCTCCGGGATCACGACGCCCGCGTCACGGCTGATCGCCTTCAGCGCTTCGAGCAGCTTCTTCTGCTCGGCTTTCTGCGCCCCTGCCGGGTACTTGCCCAGCGCCGTTGGCGCGCCGAACTTGTCGGCAAACGTCAGCCAGAACGTGATGCCGTTCCTCTTGAAGAACACCGGCCAGAACAACATCGACCCGACGCCCTCGCCATACGGGCTGTCCTCGGTGTCGGCGCCTCGGCGGTGGACGATGAACTTGCGCGGCGGCAGCGCCTCGCCCAGCATCGGCGCCTCGCGCGTCAGCAGCCGCAGCTCGTCCTTCAAGTCGAAGGTGAAGCGCCTCGCGTTGCGGGCCTTGATGCGCTCCGGCAGCAGCTTGCCGTCCACCACAGCCCACATGATCTCGGCCACCGCGTAGCCCTGCAGCGTCGCCTCCAGCAGGCGCTTGCAAAGCGCGTTGAACTGCATGCCGCTGAAGTAGTCGCGCACCAGGTCGGCAGCGGCCACATCAGCCGGTGCCTCGCTGTGCGGCTCCACCACCCAGGCCCGTCCCGTCACCGCCAGCTTGCGCTTCGCCAGCACCGCGCCAGCGTGGGCGTCGCGCTTCAGCTCCTGATAAATCTTCAGGCCCTTAGCGCCGCCGCGCGACTTCAGCGTGTCGTCTTCGTTGAACTGAATGCCGCCGAAGAAGACGCGGTTCGGGTCGCGCTCGATGCTCGCGATCTCTTGGTGAATCGGCAGGCCGTTCTGGTCAAGGATCTCGCTCATCCGTACATCTCCATAAAGGCGTCCAGGTCATCGCTCACGCGGCCGTCCTCAGTGCTCTCAAACTCGATGGGCACGTAGTCGCAGCGGCTGGCGTAGTGGCCCAGCAGCAGCGACACGCCTGCGTCGCCGTGGCGCTTGTTGCCATCGCTGTCGGTGGTGCGCTTGTCCGGGATGCGCGGCACGCCCTTGATCACCTCGAACGCGCGCAAGTCGTTCAGCGTTTCGGCGTCGGCCGGCAGCTCGATGCCGTCGTCTTCAAAGGCCGCCTTGAACGGTGCCGTGTTCTCGCGGTACCAGGTCTCGGTGAGCATCACCTGCTCGATGACCAAGGCGCCGTAGCGCTGCATTGCCACCTCGGCCAGGTACTGGCCGTTGCCGCGCGCGTCCATCGCACCCTTGCGCAGGCGCGGCAGGCGGTCGCCGATGTAGAACAGCACCTGCTCCTGCTGCTTGAACGGCACGTTGCGCATTTCCACCAGGAAGGGGAAGCGCCGCTTCAGGTTCGGCAGGATCTGCCAGGGACTGATGTGGCTCAGGTCTCCCGTGCGGCCGAAGTCCTCACCGAAGCCGCTGGACAGTGCCGGGTCCAGCTTCAGCAGCTCGGGCAGTACTTCCCGCTCCAGCCAGTCCTTGCACTCCGCAATGCGGATGTGCTCGGGCAGCATTTCAAAGCCCTCGGGGCACTTCCACTTCAACACTGGCAGTTCCTTGCGCATGCGCGACTCGATCAGCGCACGGCTCAGCCAGGCTCCGCCGCTGTTGGCTGGGATGCAGTCCAGCTCCTCGGCCGCGCCCGCGCCGTAGAAGCTGTACACGCTGGCCATCCATGCGGCCTCGTCCTCGGCCGTCCAGGTCTTGCCCAGGCGCAGGCACACGCGCCGGTAGAGGCCTTGAGCCACCGCCTCGCGAAACGGGATGTGATGAATTGAGCCCTTGCGCGTGCCGGCGCGAATCTCGTTCAACAGCACGTTGAACGGGTTCTCCACGCCGTTGTGCGTGCTGATCACGCGCACCTTGCCGCCCCAGATCAGCATTGCCATTGCGGCCTTGAGCAGCTCCTCCAGCTTGTCGTGGAACGCGCCCTCGTCGATGACGATGATCCCCTGGCGGCCGCGCAGGTTGCTGGGCCGCGAACTGAGCGCCACCACCCGAAAGCCCGACGCGGGGAACCGGATGGTGAACGTCTTGATGTGCTTGTCTTCTTCGGCCTCGTCCCAGAAGCCCTCTTCGATCTCAGTGGCCGCCCGGTTGAACGCCTTCACCCACATCGAGCACGCCTGGATGTACTCGATGGTCATGTCTTGGTTGTAGGCGATGTAGTAGCAGTTCTGCCCGCCCGCGTCGCGCGAGCTGCTCGCCGTCAGCACGTCGTCTGCCGCCTCGGCCCAGGTCAGCCCCGTGCGGCGGCTCTTGTCCGCCAGCTTCAGTGGGCTCGGGTCCGCGATCCACGCCTGCTGGTACGGCAGCAGCACGGCCGGCACATTGGCGCCGGCCGTGTTGGGCAGCTCGACAGGGACGCTCGCCATCACCGACCCTTGAACAGGGCCACCAGCGCCACGACGGCAGTGACTGCGCCGACGCCCAACAGCGCGAGCGTCAGACCGTCGACGACGAGCTGCAGCAGGGTCACACCCGCTCCGGCCAGTACGCCGCGAACTGGTCGGCGGCAGTGACGCCGGACACCGCATCCAGCGCCGCCTGCTCGCTGGCATACAGCCACACCGAGCCCTGCGGCATCGGCGGTGCCGCGTCAGGGAAGATGGTCAGGTTGACCATCTGCTTGCCGCCCTCGCTCGGCTCGCCCCACACGCGGGTGACGATGGCTGCAGCGCGCGTGGCGCCGTTGCTTTGCGCGCCGACGCCTGCCACCAGTACGGTGCGGCCGATGGTGGCGCGTTGAATGGTTGTGACTTCCACGAGTGGCCTTACTGGGCAATGCCCAAGATCGCGCGGCGAATCTCCGCCGCAGAGTCGGCGGACAGCCCGCCGGTTTTGACGATGCGGTCAGCGGCGTCGGCCGCAGCGGCGATGCGCTCTTTGACCTGGCGCATGTACTCCTGCTGCGCGATGGACGCGCGGGCCAGCGGCGCGATGGCCTTGGCGAGCTTGGCCAGGTCCACGTCGTTCGGGTCCACGTCGTCCATGTCGCGCAGCACCTGGAACAGCCGCTGCTGCAGCATCTGCATCGTGGCCCGCGACATCGCATCGGTGTCGTCAGGCGCCGCCGAGACGAGCGCGCGCGCCTGCTCGGTCGAAGCCTTCAGCTCAGCCAGGCGGCGCTCCATCTGGCTGCCGTAGCGGTGGATGCTGCTCTTGCCCACCTCGAAGCCCTGCTTCTTCAGCCAGGCCTCCAGCTCCACATAGCCGCTGAAGCCGCCAGCCACCAGGCGCTGATCCAGCTCGGCCCGCGTGGCGTCCGGCAGCTCCAGGATCTTGCTGCGCTCGCCCATGCTCAACCCGTGATCTTGGGCCGCGCGATGCCCGGGAAGCAGTCGCGGGTGTACTCGACGATGTCCACCCCGTAGTGCGTCAGCTCACACTGCCAGCGGTCCAGCGGGTCGCGCGTGATGCTCACCAGCTTGCGGTCCTCCAGGTAGTCCAGCTCGCGGCGGACTTCCTGCTCGGTGGCATCCGTGTACGAGGCCTGGATGACGCTCATCAGGATCAGCGTCCCCGTGCCAGCAGGCCGCGCTACGTTCAGCGCCACCAGCAGGAACCAGCGGATGCTCTCGCTGCGGGCACGCCGCATCTGTTGAACCATGTCGGCGCTCATTGCTGCCCCTTCTTCGAATAGGCGTCACGGATAGCCTGCTCGATGCGCAAGGCCATGTTCTCGATGCGGACCTGGATGGTCGCGATGGTCTGCACGAAGTCCTCGCGCCGCACGTAGTCGCGCGGCATCGTGGCCTTGAAGTCCATGAAGTCGCGCTCCAGCTGGCGCGTGCTCAGCGCCTGCTCGCTCAGGCCCTCGCGGATGTCCTTGAACTTCTCGTCAATGGACTTTTGGAACTGCCCCGCCAGCACGCGCCCGATGGCCCAGAAGGCCCCCACGATCACGCCAGCGAACGACAAGACCTGCCACAGGTCGATTTGCAATTGCATCAGCCACCCCTCTTTTGCCTGGCTTCACTGATGCCCTGGCAGTCCACACACAGACGGCAGCGCGGCATCAGCCGGCGCCGCCGTTCAGGAATCGGGGCACCGCAGCCGGTGCCCTCGCAGTGCTCCGCGCTCAGCTCGCGCCAGCGCTCGGCGTCGCCCTCGCTGCCGATCACGGCAGCCGCCCGGCGCCGTTGATCGGCCAACGCGTCATCGCGCATCTCCGCGTCGCGCGCCTGGGCCTGGTCATAGACATCGATCAACGTCAGGCCCCGTTGCGCTGCAGCTGCGCCGCCATCAGCTGGTCCTTCTCGCGCGAGCCGCGTGAGGTGCCGAACTCGAACTGGTGCGCGTCGCGCAGGCAGAGGCCGAAGATCGACGCGATGGTGCTGATCAGCCCCACAGCCTCGCCAGGGATCTCGCTGCGGAAGAAGATCAGCACCACGAGGCAGGCGATCAGGCCCAACGCGTCCAGCGCCACCATCACGTCAGCGCGCACGTTGTGCCGCCCGGCCCGCACCAGCTCGATGTCGCGAGCGCGCGCGTTCTGGCGGTCGCCTAGGTAGGCCTGATCAAGCTGCGCGTCCAGCTCCATCGCCCGCAGGTTGAACTGCGCCTGCAGCTCGGCGTCATGCTTGATCGCCTCCAGCGCCTCG